CACATTGGACACATCCCAATTATCGAGCGGCTGGTTGAAATTTTCCGCCTCTTCAAACATCCCATTCATAGTCGTCACCTTGGACACATCCCAATTGTTGAGCGACTGGTTGAAATCTGACGCACCAAAAAAAAACAAGGACACACGTTGAAATTAAGAAAAAAATGACAGTTTATTTGATTTGGATGTGTCAATGTTTCAAAAAGGTATTCAAAGATTCAAAGCATCCACGTGGATCCACGTGGAACACACAAGACCAAAATAACATCCACCGATATGAAAACATCAAAAACGAAAAAATTATATGAAATATTAGATTTAATTGAGTCAGACTTAAAGGAATTCGTTATAGACGATGAACCCTTCTTTGATCATTGGAATCAGAATAGGAAAAACAAATACGAAATAGCTCTAGAAAATGAAAATACAAACACTGAAAAAAAACAAAAAAAATACATAAACAAACTGACAAAGGCAACCCCTTGGACAATATTTTTCGTAGAACAACATTCGAAAAATGCAAATACAGATTTGAATCAGCGGGAAATGCGAATAGAGATTGCAGCAAAATGGAATTCACTTTCAAGTGACGAAAAGGAAATTTATAAAAATCGAGCCGAAATCGAGACTAAATGCCGTTTGCAAAAGTGGAGAGACCAGATGTTACTAAAGTCAAACTTCGATTTTACTGGCATCGTCGAAAAAAAGGAAATTAAAAATTTTTCGAAGGATGAGATGCGGAATCTTATAATTCAATTAGATTTTAGTTCAAATTTTGACGCATATACTTCAAAAAAAGTGTTAAAGGACATGATATTAGAATTACTTTTGTCGAAAAATAAGAAATCATCGTCAGTCAATGTGGATTTAAAACCGCAGCTCAAGAAAATATCCGAGAATGATGATGTAATTAAAATTGAACAAGAAGTCGAACGAGGGACCGAACTAGGGACCGAACTAGGGACCGAAATAGGGACCGAAATAGGGACCGAAATAGGGACCGAAATAGGGACCGAAATAGGGACCGAAATAGGGACAGAACGAGGAAACTCCGAAACACAAACACAAATTATTGACAACAAAGTGAGCCTGGAGATTATCGAGAAGGACATCGTCATAGAAGACATCGATAACATAGAAGACATCGATAACATAGAAGACACCGAGGACATAGAAGACATCGAGGACATAGATAATATAGAAGACATCGAGAAAACAAAACTTACGATTGGACAACTTATTGAAGTTTTCAATACAAAATACGAAAAGTGGTTCAATGCAATTGTTGTAAAAACAGACAAAACACAAATTTTAGTTCATTACAACGGGTGGAACAAGAAAACAGACGAATGGGTAAATGAAAATACTGTGTGTGTTTGGAACGGATCGAAACCATCGAAATCGGACAAAATAGGAAGAGACACGAATTCATATGGTATTACAAACCCAGCAGTACAAACAACTCCAAAAAAGAAGCACAAGAAACAACATCCGCCTAAAATATCGAAACGAAAAAGAAATGAAAATATTGAGGATATTACAACAAAACCACCGAAACTTCCGAGTCTTATGATATGAATGTGAAAAAATAGAGTATCACTGCATGAGCACACGGAATTTTTGAGTCGGATCTATGTTCAGATCAGTATACGCATGAAAACACATAATTTTAACGTACTTGAATGCGGATTCAATGTTTTTTTGTTTACCTTCTTTGTTGATTTGATAAATAATATTCTGAACACGTTTCACTAAAAGTGCCGATTCATCGCCACCTTCTTTCACAAGTTCTTCTTTCGTCGCATCGTAATTAACGAAAAAGTAGACATTATTCTTTAAAATATTTTTGACGAACTCGTCGCGTAAAAACTGAGTCTGAAAATGCGGAATAATCGCTCTAGCGTTAATTTTTGTTACATCGATGAACGTATCCAACTTAATAATGTCATTTTTTAAATTTGGTATTTCAAGTTTTTTTAAATCATCTACAAAATCTCGCAAAGTATTGTTAAATTGTTTCAGTGCAGACATCTAATTTATTATATAATATTTTTTATATGTTGGCTTGGCTTTATGTTATTTACTGTTTTTTCAAGATTATAGACATACATTGCATTCTAAATCAATTTTAATACTTTCGATTTTTTAAAATCTAATATCAAATCAAGCATTGTCCACTTATCATTTTCTAGTTTCTTGAACAACCGATTCGTTTGTAATTCTACACCACATTGTTCTACACCATATTGATATCTTAATTCTAATTCTACTTCTAATATGGACAATTTACCAGCTGATGAATAAACTGGGTCATACTCTCCATCGTTTTTAATTTCATTTGGCTCTATATTGTCGTTGTGATGATACAAATCGTGTTTCTCTTGAATGAAATTGACCAACCTTGATTCAATTTCATTTCGTTTTCCAGAGGTGTCTAAATTGTATTCCGCAAGATATGATACGATCTCGAACTTTTTTAATTTTTTAATGTTCTCTTTCGATAGATTCTGAATATAGGACATTATTGCACTGTTATTAAGCGACCCAAGTAGGATTCTCCATATTCTCCATACCCGAACTGGCAAACATTTTGATTTTATTAGTTCCTGTTAACAATTGTTAAAGTCAAGTTGCATCATTTTTTTTAATCCTTTTAAAAACGAATGCGCGATTTAAGAAACTCATATTTCGCTCTAATGCATTCAATGTGTATGCAGTACCTCTTTCATTATATTCAGTATTTATACATTCGAATGTTTTTGTATGTACGCAATCGAATCCGATAGTTTTCATACCACCTATTAAAACGTTAAAATCAACCAAATATTCGTTGTGCTGCATTCCAATCGAGAACTGTTCGACTTGAATCGTAGAACCAAAATTCTCTTTTTTATCATACAACTTCTCGATTCGTAAAATTTTATCTCTAGCAGAATTATTGAAATTCAATGTTGTTGTTTCTTTGTTAGAGAACAATCCATCTATAATATCCCCATCGAAACAACACCCACCGAAATATCCACCTATTTTGATGTTGTCATCTAAGTTCTGTAACAGATTCTGAAATGATGTATTGTCTTTAAACATATAATGTATCGCGAAAAATATCGACGCAGCATCAAATGAACATGCATCCTGGAATAATATTTTATCATCAACAATATTTTTATAAATGTTGTGAAAAGAATCGTTTTTTGAAAACAGTTTTGATCCGTCGCCCGCAAGGAATATGTATTTTGAAAAGTCGAATTCTTTGTTGTTCTTCGCTTTCTCCAGTAGCCTTGCGTATGCTCCGTCGGGGTTTTTATGTAAATTCGAGGTGGAATGATCAACGCCAACAACTTTATTTATATTAAATTTATAATAACGGTTGATATCGCCTCCACGACCACTTGCAATATCAAGTAACTTTTTCCCACTTCCATCTTTTTCTAATATTTCACTAAAGATTCCATCTTTAACAAGTCGATGAAATTTTCGAATATTTATATCAATGTGATTGTTGATTGAATTGGCTGCATAATACACATCTGAATTTATTTGAATATTTTCCCCTGATATGATTGTTTTTTTTGTCACTGGATTAAAGTATGATTTCCAAATATCAATAGCTGTAGTATAGGCATTCGGTACATCTTTATCTTTACGAATACGAATCGGTATCCATTTGAATTTTCCGGGTGCATCTTTCACATATTTACACTCAACTATATCGCCATTTCGGATAATTTGACCCGACCAACTATTTTTCTCTTTACAGCGTATCTGATCATCATATATTGGAAGGCGGACCAGGTATGATTCATTGTTTATCGGATCGTGTGATTTAAAAACACTTGTCGTGTAACATCCATGATTATTTTTGTGCTTCAATTGCTTCAATCTATTCAAAAATTCGTAATAATCAATCGGGCTTGTTTTCGAATTATAACCAACACTTAGAGTACATTCTTTCACACGCATCAGTACACGGTCATCGCCTATTTCAAGGAAGTCGTCATGATCTTTCAGAAATGTAATCTTGAAGTCAATGCTATTGAACTCTGTATCTTTCCACTTCAAAAGTCTATTAAATGTGATATCCGTTTTCACAATTGCTTTATTATTAGGGCCGCCACGGTCGTAATTTTCCCACAACTTGGCACCTCCCACTGCTTCGTTTGGGGTGTAGATCAAACCATCAATTTCATAATTTCCGTCACCAGCTTCACTCAGTCTCGTCTTTGAGTCTGCATACAGGGAATTTTGTGGTCCGTGTGATATGACTTTCAAAACCTTCTTCTTAACGACGAAAATGGGATCTGCATTGAATACAACTCCATCCAAAAGTTTCAAACGATCTATTAAATTTTGCATACGAATATCCTCAAGGGCTACTACTTCCGAGTTTCTGTACAGATAACAATCAAATATCAAATAGTGATGTACCATAGTCCGATCTTTTAGTTCATCAACATATTCACCATCGAAAACACACCCGTTGTGCCCACCTTTTAAAGTGATATTGGTCGGATGGAAGTAATCGGATTTTGACCCATGTAAATACAACTCATTTTCAAATACATAACCGATCATCCGTAAACCATCTGTCTTTTCTGTGATTGTATATTGAACAACATTGTCTTGTATATCCTTATGAAGATTTTGCAGTCGCTCCATCGAGAGAGAAACAACTTTCGGTCCAAAATCCGGAAAACGCTCCGTATGACTATTATTATTCTTGATCTTATAAAACGGTGACACATCTTCCTTATATTTTTCATATATGGCTTTCAAAACGGACACTGGTTTCAAATACATGGAATCACGATGACTTTTTAACAGCTGATACAAGATCTTCTTAAAAATAAGACTGTTAAATCGTGAGTTTGAATTTGGAGTATATTCTAGCTCAACCTCATACTTTTCACACAGATTCTTTATATTGGGCCCTTCTTTCACAACGGTCAGATCAATTACAAATTCATTCTCGACTTGATATGATTCACGTTTCTTAAGACGATACCATTTGTTCTGATTGGTGATGTTCCGATTGGTGAGTGAAGACATCAAGAAGGCATAGTCATTCGTATTTTTTTTTATAACAGTTTCTCTTTTTAACGAAAGTCTAAATGATCCATCATCAATATCTATTGATTCTTCTTCCCTTATTTTTTTAATTAGACTCCACGTCCCATTTGGAAAATCAAATACAGCGTCTTCATTTTTTAGGAACTTGTTAATATAAAACTTCCCGTAAATTGTCAAACGACAATGTTCAATTGAAACGTCTAGCGTAATTGATTCGTTGCGAATATTTTTCCAATAACTGTCTTGACATGATTTTCTTTTACACATATCAAAGATACGAAGAAAATTATATTTTGATATGAATGGCTTCTTTAAAATACACTCGAATTCAATATCGTGTTCTGCATCGGCCCTATGTCCATAATGTTCAATAGTTTTGGAAAAATTATCAAATTTTGAAAAATAAGTTTCCATATTTGTATATGGCGTATTTGATGTATTTGATGTATTTGAAATCATATATAATTTATACAATCATTTTAAAATTATAATAACAATGTTTTTATTTTGGACTATTTCGTTTGATTTCGTTTGATTTCGTTTGATTTATTATCGAATGTATTTTTGTAGTTTCAATTTTTTAATTTTGTGTACTTTATTGAATGTTGAATCATTTTTACCTTTCTTAACAAAATATGAAACACGATCCCCAATTTTGAGGTTGTCGTCATTATTTTCATAAAATGAAAATACCTCACCTGATGAGTCAACAATGAACCCCCTCCGCTTTATTATATTAGTGATTTGCCCAATTTTAAGTTCTTGATGATGTGTCGGTTTCGTTTTCGAAAACGGAGTCTTTATAACTTTATCTTTTTTTGAAACTTTTATTTCCCAAACAGATTCGCCCACATCGTTTAAGTCGGCTGATTGTGGTGACAAAGATACCGCCGAAGATACCGAAAATGAAGAATATTTTAGTATTTCCTCGTCGCCCCAAAATTGAGAATCAAGATCATCAAATATAGATGGAAAGTTTCGATTTATTGGCATGTTTTGTCGTTTAGTATATACTATGTTTTAAGTGCTTATGAGAATGCTCTATAAAAAAAACTAAAGCTACTTCTTTATAGGGGCGAAATAGGGGCGAAATTTGCGTTAAATTTTGTCGCACCCTTAAACATACCAGCCATATTCTTCACCTTGGACACATCCCAATCATTGAGCGGCTGGTTGAAATTTGTCGAACCACGAAACATCACACTCATATTAGTCACATTTAATTAAACTGATGTTCATTATTCAAATATTTGGAAACTGCAACAAAATTTATCAGATATTTTTAGAACACTTCCGCAATTATCAAAATCACCACAATATTTGGGTGCACTAAACACAGTCACAAGTTTTCGATTACCGAAAAATTCGTAACCGTCTTCGACAACTTCATGACCCCTAATAACTAATTCAACGTCAATTTTCTTCATAAAACTATATAACTGATTTACACCAAAAGTGTACGATACACCACGACTCGATTCATTCCACCCGTTCGTTATACTTGGATCACTCCAAAGTAGGTCAGTTATAATTTTAGAATTGTCTACTTCTGTTGGTTTTTTAATATTTTCAATATCTTTTAAGCTATTTATATATTTCGAAATTCCTCCATGTGCACAAAACGCAAGCGGTTTATTTTTCGTCGGGCCAATCGTTGCAGCAACTGACATTGAATGAAAAACATCACAAAAATGTTTCCAAAGTTTTACATTATATTTCCTTCGACACTCATCTAAGAATCCATATTCTCGCGATATGTCAGTCGACTCATGATTTCCTCGTAACATTATAACATTATCCGGATAAAGAATTTTGAAACACCCGATGAGAATGAATGTCTCAATACTTTTCGGACCTCTATCGACATAGTCTCCAAGAAAAATATATCTATTTTCTTTTGAAGGATTTCCGCAACGATCGAAAATTTTTAACAAATCATCAAATTGGCCGTGCAGGTCGCCTATTATATGTATTGGACACGTCGTTCTAATCAGCATAGACTCCTTCATGAAAATTGTGTGTAGCTGTCTTAAAACATATTTTATAGTATCATCTGATATAGTGATATTGGTTTTTGTCGTGAGTTCGGTCACTATACCACGAATGTAAGAATGAATTGTTTGAAGTTCGAAAGACATTAATTTTTAATATCTTTTAAAATCAAATTCAGATAACACACACAGCAGAGTTCAGGTTCAACTGTTGTTAATACTCTCAACAACATGACATAGTTAATTACATTTCGTATATAGTTTGCTTATCGTTATTTGCTCTAATCATTTGTATATTCAGACCAATGTTCGTTTGCATCGAAAAATTCATGCAACTACCCGTTGTCACAGTGGGCGATGATAACCCGAAATCTTCATATGTTGGTGTACCCGTTACAGCATCACGGGAAACAATTTTTTTTTGTAACGAAATTATACGGTCGTCTGTTACAGATAGAATAACATGTTCGTTCTCTTGAAGAAACTGACTAACATTCCCATTTGATAAATTCAAATTTTGGAATCCAACAACATTATCGATATGCAAGGCGTTCGTAACAAATCGTGCATTCATTTTAATTTCAAGTGTTTCTGTTGTTTCAGATACGTGTTCAACTCCAAAAATATCCTGATGTGATTTTAAAGTTGTTCCATTTGGTGTCAGAATCTCGAATGTTAATTTAGTTATATTCGAAATAGGCGTACTTACCTTAAAACCAGTTGAAGAAATTGCACCAGTACCTCTGGTATTCAAAATATTATACCGAATATTCGAATTTGTTGAAGCGTCCCATTTTTTGTCACGTATTAATTTGGCAAATGATAACTCGCCGTGATGAGACGTTGATCGTGACTGATACACATTTTGGAACTCTTGTATTTGCAAATAAAGATAAGGATACTTATCGATCGAATAATTATCATTATCAGCAATAATAATATGTGTCATATTCGCTCCAACAACGTTCTTTAAATGTGTCCCAGTTGAAATGCCTTCAAACGTATCTGCTGGTCCAAGTACGACCGAAAACCGATATGGTGTCATGTTTGTATTTGCGGTCAATGCCCAATTTTTTCGATCCGCAGAATTGATGTCGACATCCTTTTCAATTTGTTGCGTCGAAATTGATGTTCCAGATCGAATCGGAGTCTCTTTCAATTTCTCGTTCATTTCATTCGGCAGTTTGTTACGAGATTTATTTATAATCTCTCTATATAAAATCGGAATTGCCAAATCTAATACCGATACATTCAATTCAGATAAAGTACTCATATTACTTTTTGAGTTCCAAACGATATTCATAGAATCAAATATTTCTTTCTGAATATTCACATTCATATTCGAGATTCTCGAAATATCAAGATTGAACTTCAAAATAATATCGTTCTTAACAACTTCAACAATTTTATTAAAATTCTCTTTGTCGAAGAACTTCTTTTCAACACTCATTTGATATTATAATATATTTTTTTAAAACTATAAAATACTACACATTTCACCATTCATATAAAGAGAAGTTCATATTCCGATATTAAAAGTAATGACATCAATAAAAAAACGTGGAAAATACTCAAAAATAGAAGGTGTAAATGTTGAAACAGACAAATCTGAATACAGTTATATAAGTGAACTTCCCTCAAACATGATACTCAAACTTAAGAAGCGTGTTTCCACTAATATTATTGAACCCCAATTGAAGCAAGATGATTTGATCTTGAATTACACGCCACATATATCAATTCCAGAGGCATGTAATGCAGAAGAATCTCACAACTACTGTGTTTTGGGCGACGTAGAAACATTAAAGTCATCTACGACAATAGAAGATCGCAATTGCGTGTCTAAAAATGTAGATGATGAAGATAAAATATGTTGTTGGCATTGTTGTCATTCTATTTCCCAGGTTTTTAAACTTCCCATCCGTAAAAATTCAAATAATATATTTGAATGTATTGGAAATTTTTGCTCCCCAGAATGTGTTTTGAGTTACATTGATTCAGATGGAAACTCTTTTGGTGACTCATGGAATCAAATTGAATTATTGTATAATATGTTAGACATTAAAGAACGAATTCAGCCAGCGCCACGCAAGGAACTCTTGAAAAAGTTCGGCGGAAAGCTGTCAATTGAGAAATTCCGTGAAAATTCCAATTGGAATATTGTGATTCCTCCATGCGTTTCTTTATCGGTACAGCTTGACGTTGCCCCAAATGAATCAAGAACTCAAAACTCTATTTCGGATAATAGTTTTTACAACAGTTTAGAGGTTAATCTCGAAGAGATGATTGAAAAATCGGACACTGCTGGAAAAGAAGTATATACAAAAAGAAAAAAGAAATTACAGAAAAATAATTCTACATTAGATAGCTTTTTTTGTTTCGAATAAATTCACGATGAGTCGAGATTTATCCTCTGGATTTTCTTTGATTGTTAGCGTAGTCAAATTGATACGCTTTGGTCCAGAGGTATCACAACGGTGTATGCAAGTTTTTGTCTTGAATATATAATTACTCAAGCGGTTTGCGATCTAAATCGGGTTCAATTGATGTTTGTAACCAAGGCGACACGTTATCGGTAGGATTAGCAGGCTCAGAACGAAGCTGGAGATTTGCATTGCGAAGTGACTGACCAACAGTATTTACACCGTTGTGGAAAGTGGCATCGAGAAAGTTCTGACCCTTTAGTTCGTTATCAGCTAATGGATTCGCAGCAGCCCATTTTGTGGCATCAGAATCCTTCGGCAATAAGTCCTTTGGGACGAGTTTTTCACCAGAAACGGATTGCACGACATTCGCATCAATTTCTCCGGACGTGAGGAGTTCTGAGCTCATCGCACCGGCAGAAACGCCTATCGGTCCACTCGCAGGTAATTTCAAAGGAACCTCGTCACCGTTTTCTTCGGCGGGGGCGGCAATCTCACCCTCCGGAATTATTGGTGCCGTATCTGTACCGGTCGAGCTGAGTAGCTTAAAACCTTCGGAATTCGTACCTTTCTTCTTCATAAAAAGTGAAAGCAAAATGACTAGGGTGGCAAATGCTAAAAGCAAATAAATCGGAACGTATGATTTGTTCATTATATAATTATATAAAGATAAAAAATTAGGAAGTAATTAAATGAGTATACATATAATTATAGATTCGCGCGAAAGCAAACTAATGAAATTTGACATCAAAAACACCACATATTCAAATTTACTGATTGGTGACATTCAGATTATTAAAAAAAAAGACGACACCATAGAAAATCTTGTAATTATTGAACGTAAAACGATACATGATCTCAAATGTAGTTTACGTGATGGTCGATTTTCAGAACAAAAAGCGCGAATTCTATCTTCTAATTTTAAGAAGAAGTGTTATATACTCGAAAATAGTTGTCATGATGCACATTTCGAAAATATATTGACTCAAATTATCATACGAATCCAACTGAAATATAACATATCGGTTTTTCGATCAACATCAACTGAAGATACAGTTTATCATATCGAAAAAATTAGAGAAAAAATAGAGAGTGATGAATCATTTTTAGGATGCGTATTACATAATAATCCATACGAAGACACCATAAAACTAGCTAAGAAAGATAATATAACGCCCTCGTCTTGTTTTATTTTACAGTTGGCCCAAATTCCATCGATATCAACCAAAATGGCTCGGGTCATATCTACACACTATTCCAATTGGATAGAGTTGAACGAGGGTTTAGATGACAAAGAAACCTTTCTAGTAAAGACAAAAGAAGTAAAAATCGGATCAAAACGGTTCGACAATCTAATGAAATTTATTAAAATGTAATCGTTATTCCGAGTTTAAATCCGTCCGGAAGTCGTTTTTTGAATTTTTTGTCCACGAATTGTCGAACAACTGCATTACGTCTGATTTTCCAATCATTTAGCGGTTGGTTAAACGATTTGGCACCTTGAAACATCGATTCGAAATCAAGAGCCTTCGAGACATTCCAATCAGTCAGCGGTTGGTTAAACGATTTGGCACCGCGGAACATAGACTCGAAATCGAGTACTTTCGAAACATTCCAACTATTGAGCGGTTGATTAAATTTTTTACAAAACTGAAACATCCCATTCATTTTTTTAACTTTTGATACGTCCCAATTGTCCAAACATTCGTTGAAATCTTTTTGATATTCAAACAATCCGGACATATCGCTGACATTTGCAACATTCCAATCGCCAATTTTACCATATATGGTTTCAATTTCAGTACGCTTTTCAGGCGTAAAATAATCCTTAATCGTTGAACGAAGACTTTTATTCGTGAACGACTTCGTGAACGACTTCGTGAACGACTTCTTGGATTTTTTTCTTGTAAATAACTTCGACATTAATTAATGTATCAAATATATAAATTTGTATTGTTCTTCATATCGGATTGTAACTAGATTTTTTGTTCTTTTCCATACATACTTTTTTCTTCTTAACTTAAAGATAAATCAGAATATTAGTGTTATATCAGACATGTCGATTAATAAGTTAAAAGTATTTAATATAACATACAATGAGTTTTTACAGAATCTAAAGAAATGCTATATCGCGGATAAAAATATCGAAGTTGCAAAGACAGTTGCAAACCAAAACATAGATAAAGAAACACTTCGACTTCAGGAATTTCTTAAATGTATATCCGGCAAGGAGTCGAAGATTACATCCAAAGATAATACAATTTTCGATGAACCATTGGTATGTTTTGAAAACATTGATATTTCCGCAGTTTGGATGCATTCTTCGGTTGAGAATCGTGAAATTATTTGGAAATTTATTCAAACACTTGCACTCATTGCGAAAACAATCCGAACAAAATCAAACGGCATCGAGGATTTCTGCAATAAATTTTCTGCAGAAAATTGTGGTAGTGAGTCTATGTTGAATATGGTAAAAGATTTAATGGGTAACCTAGGTTCTGACAGTTCTGACAATGACGACGACAATATTAAAGACATGTTTGAAGGTACCAAAATTGGTGATCTAGCGAAAAACATCGCATCCACACTCGATATGTCGGGTCTTGACGATTTAGTAAACCTAGAAGGTGATGATACCAATATGAAATCCCCCCCGGACATATCAGAGATTATGAAACAAATGACGAAAGATAATGGGATTCAAAATATAGTAAAAAACGTATCGGATACGTTGAATACAAAGATGAACGATGGCTCGGTAAATCGTGAAGAACTTACCGATGAAGTCAAAAGCTTGATGGAAAAAATGAAAAATAATCCCAAAATGAAAAAAATGATGAATTCAAAAAATATGCAAAATATGATGAAAACTATGATGAACAACCAGGGTATAGACGGTGATGACTCTGACGACGATTTCGGAAATCTCGAAGAAATTTTCAAAAAACAAAATCCGCAAGCAGTTGCGGCTGATATTCGTGGCGGGGGTCGTCGTGCAGTAGCCCGAAAAAGACTTAAAAAGAAAATTGAAGCAAAGCGAGACTCACAAGTTTCCCATGAAAACTAGGAAATATTACAAAAACTACGCTTCGTCTTAGAGTTATCAATATCACCGACTATTTTGACCCGACTATTTTGACCTTCTTCTTCTTCTTCTTCTTCAA